AATGGCACTGAAAGCTAAAGCTCCTAAAGGACAATTACACCGCATTGCGCCTTTCCCTATCACGGTGAACTATCAACCCGATAATCAGCCTTTGGTAACCCATATACTAAAGAATTGTGAGTTCCAAAAAACACCTTTTGAATGGAAGGAGGGCGATATGCACAAAGAAGTAGAATTACCACTCATTGTAAGCCACGTAGTAGATAAAAGCATTTAGTGGGTAGCACCCACAAGCAAGTATTAAAAAGAAGTAAAAATGGAAGATAAATACACATTTGTAGAAGACAACCCTTACGCTTTTGGTGAAAAGCCTGCAACTATTTGTGGGCTTGCGCCAGAAGAGATACAAAACCTTAAAGAGGAACACGGCGAGCTGGTACTGGTAGAAGTATCGGCAGAAGGTAAAACCCACCAAGTAATTTTCAAAGAGCCTACCTTTAAGCACTTAGAAGCTATTACCAAAATTTCCAAAACAGATGAAGTAAAAGCTGCGCAGGCTGCCTATATCAATTATGTAGTAAAAGCCGACGAAGCCATTGAAAAGCGTGATTTGCTCAAACTCAAAGCTGTAGAAGCCCTAATGGTGAGGGTACAAAACACCAAGGCAACCGCAAAAAACTTATAGGCTCACTACAATGTGAGCCCAGTGAGAAAGAAGAGTGGAAAGCTGAGGCACTGATTCGTGCTAACTTTGGGGTAGACCCCGAAAGTCTGCAAGCCAGTCAGTGGTGTAAGCTCTATGCCCAAGCAATGTGGTTAGAGCATTGGCGTATGCAAAACCAAGCCGAATTATTTAAGGTGCTTATGGGTGGGTAACTACTTTTTGTGTAGTTGTAAGGCAGGAAAGCCGTAGTGAAGCAAACCGCAAGCGGTAAACACTATGAGCATTAGGCAAGCCCAAGCCCCTCCAAACCCAAATATCCATTGGGTAAAACAACCTCCTAAAAAAGTAATGAATGATAGGCAATAAACGAACCAAAAGAGTGCTTTCATAATACAAGACGTTTTACACGGCAAAGATACAAAAAAAAATGAATAATACTTTCAATTACGGAATAAATTTTAATGTAGCAGGCGACAGCCAAGTATCTGCCGTATTTGTTAACTTGTTTAGGAATATGGAAGTACTGCAGGCGGAGGTTACCCAAATCAACCAAAGTCTGCATACTTTTTCAGAAAACACTACCAATGCTATTGAAAATGTAGGGCGAACGGTAAGAGAAAACTCAAGTACCTCCTTGATGACGTTTAAAACCTTTCTTGAGCTCACGGATAGGGTAGCGTCTTCAGTAAGCAATCTATATGCTCCTGGTGTTGCCTTAGAGAAGAATCTTGCCGAGCTTTCGGCTATTACAGGGGTAACGGGCGAGGGACTGAAAGCTATAGAAAAGGCGGCACGTGATACTGCTAAAACCTTTGGTACTTCGGCAGTAGATAACGTGGAAGCCTATAAGATGATGCTTTCACAACTTAGTCCCAATATTGCCAAAAGTAGCGAGGCAATGAAGCTGATGGGCGAGAATGTGAATATACTCTCCAAGCAGATGGGAGGCGATACCATAGCTGCTACTGATGTACTCAACACCTCGCTGAATCAATTCGGGGTGAGTATGGAAGATCCTATCAAGGCGGCAAAGGTGATGACCGAGATGATGAATGTGATGTCTGCCGCTGCCCAGAATGGCTCGGCTGAACTACCGCAAATTAAGCAGGCATTGGAGCAGGTGGGTATGGTGGCTAAGACTACAGGGCTATCATTTGCCGAAACGAACGCCTATATTCAGCTCCTTGACCAAGCAGGTAAGAAAGGTAGCGAGGGAGGAGTAGCTTTGCGCAACGTACTGACAACCCTTTCTGAAGGTCGCTTTACCTCCAAACTTGCTGCCGACGGACTGAAAGCAGCGGGTATTAGTACCGACTATTTAGCCGATAGTAGTGTCCCCTTACACGAACGCCTAAAGGCTTTACGCAAGATACAAGGCGACACTGCCCTAATGACCAAGGTATTTGGTAAAGAGAATATGTCGGCAGCCATTGCCCTTATCAATACCGCCGATGAGGCTGAAGTGATGACGCAAAAGATAGAGGGAACGAACTCGGCAATAGAGCAAGCTGAAGTGATAATGGAAAGTACCGCCGAAAAGAACGCACGCCTTACCGCACAAGTGGAAGACTTTAAGATTTCTATTTTTAATACTACAAGTGGTGTATTTGGTTATGCGGGAGCTATCAGTGATATGGTGCAACAAATGACGGGACTTGCCCCGTTGCTAATGGTAGTTTACAACGGTATTACCTTTCTAACCAATGCCGAAAAACGCGCCGCCTTATGGTCGGGTATTCTATCCGTAAAAACAGCCGTATGGGCAGGCGTTACCAAAGCAATGGCAGTAGCACAGGGCATACTGAATGCCGTAATGAATATGAACCCTATATTCCTCATCATTACCGGCGTTGCCTTACTTATCGGCTACATTGCTACAGCAATTACCTACTTTGACAGTTTTGGAAGTACAATGCTACTTCTCTTAGGGCCAATAGGAGCTATCATCAGTGCCTTTATGATGATTAAACGACATTGGGATAGCATCATCGAAGCCTTTAAATCAGAAGGTATTTTAGCTGGTTTTAAACGTATAGGCTTAGTGCTATTAGATGTAATAATGGCACCACTACAAAAGATATTAGGCTGGGTCGCAGAGCTCACTGGTTGGGAGTGGGCGGCAAATGCTTCTGGAAGTGTAGAGGAGTTTCGCAAGAATATGGACTTAGTCTCTGATGAGGAAAAGGCAAACACCAAAAAAGAAGACGATAAACCTCAAGAAGTAACGGTAGTAGAAAACAAAGACAGCTTTGACCTTACCAAAAACAAACCTACTGTGCCTACCGTTGGGGGTGTGGCAGCTACCAAAACAATGAACAGCACAGGAGTGGGTGGCGACAAAGGCAAAAGTGAAAACAAAGTGCGTAACCTTAGTATCGGCAAGATGATGGATAATTTTAACGTGTATATGAATACCGAGAAGGGTATAGATAAGCAACAACTCCTACAAGCAGTAAGAGAAGTGTTACTAACTGCTACTGCCGATTTTGCCGGTGCAAATGATTGACGAATATGATACACTTTAACTTTCAACCCCAACCCGAAACAATTGTTAAAACGGTAGCCTTAAACTTGGCTTTTCGCTTTGGTATGCAAACGGGCAAGCCTTTAGAGGTTAAGAAGTTTGACGGCGAGTTTGTCGCAATGAGCGACTTAGAAAACCGCCCTTGGCTTACCTCCTTGCGTATGAGTACCCACCACGAGGGCGAGCGTTACAGCTTATTGTTCCCCGAAGTGATTATCTCAATAACCCAACAGCGCAATATCGTTACTACTCCCCTGCAAGGGCGTGACGGCACGATTAAGGAGTATATCAGCAATGGTGATTACAGCATTACCCTCGACCTCGCCATTACCGATTATGAAGGCGAACCAGGGGAGCAATCCGACGAAACGTTTTTATTGCCAAAGCAGGACTACCCACTAAGTCAGGTAGAAACCTTGCGAAAGCTACTCACTACTCCCGAAGCAGTGGAAGTAGAAAGCGACTTTCTCTATGCTTTTGGTATCAAGTCGGCAGTAGTAACCTCTTTCTCATTGCAACAGGAAACACACAGCAATCGCCAAAGCGTACAAATACAAATGCTATCCGATGAGTCTTACGAAATAAAACAGATACAACAAGACGAGTATGTTAAGATTAGTAAGTAGAATAACGATAGAGGGCGAGCAAAAGTGGATATTTACGGCTCTTTCGGAGTGCAACATTGTAGAAGATACAAGCAGCCTTACCGATACTTGTGAACTAAAACTGCCACGCAATATTCGCTGGCAAGGCTATGTAAGTGAAAAAGGTACACCCCCAATCAAGCGAGGCGACCGTATTACAGTAGAGCTCGGTTATGATGATGATTTAAAAGTACGCTTTGCAGGTTATATCCGTTCGGTAGATGCCAAAGTGCCTATCACCATAAAATGCGAAGACGGTATGTTCCTGCTCAAAATGTTAAAAGCCGAGCCTAAAGCCTTTAAGAACGCTACTCTCAAAGAGATAGTAGAACATCTGCTCAAAGGTACAAATATCAGCTACAAACTCATTGATGACAATATACAAGTAGGTAGCTGGCGTATCACCCAGCCCAACGTATCGCAAGAGTTGCAGGAGTTAAAAGACAAGGTAATGCTTAGTAGTTACTTTAGGTTTATTGACGGCAAATCGGTGTTGTATATCGGCTTAGCCTACCCTATAGATAACCGAGAAAAACACCTTTTTAGGCACGGCAAAAACATCATCAGTGAGGACTTTACTTACCGTGATAAAGACGATATAAGGGTACGCGTAGAGGCACAGAGTTTCAACGCTAAGCATAAGAAAATCACCTACGAGTACGGCGACAAAGACGGTGAAGTAATAAAACTCCGCATAGATGGACTGACAGAAGAGGAACTAAAGAAGTACGCACTGCAGGCTTTGGAACGCTACAAGCAAAGTGGTTTTAAGGGCTCGTTTGAAACCTTTGGTGTACCCGAAGTAAGCAAGTGCGATATGGTAGAAATACACGCCTCCGATGGCAATAGTGGTACTTATTTAGTGAAAAAAAATGAAATTAGTTTTGGCACCAACGGCTATCGCCAAAAGATTGAATTAGGGAATGCATTATGATAAAAGAATTGATACAACAATTAGCCAATACGGGGCAGGAACTATACGCCAAGGTGTGCGAGGTAACTTCTGTAGATGAGGAGGCTAAAACCGCTGATGTAAGTCCCTTAGACGGCAGTTCACCCATTAACGATGTGTATTTAGTAGTAGATTTTGAGCAAGGAGGTTTTTACCTACAACCAAAAGTAGGTTCGCTGGTATGTGTAGCTTTTATCAACAAAGAAACAGCAATAGTAGTAGGAACCTCCGAGCTGGAGAAAGTAGAATGCACCTTGGGAGGTTTTACCCTAAAGATAGAAGACGGAAAACTGCAACTCAAAAATGAGCAAGTCGATTTTAAAACCCTTTTAAACGACCTTTTAACAGAACTTAAAAACGCTATCATTCAAACTCCCGCAGGCCCTGGCAACTTTGCTCCGAATAATGTAGCAAAGTTTGAAGAGATTAACAACAAAATAAACGCACTATGGCACTAAACAAACAAGCCCTTCAACAAGGCATTATTGCCCTTCTGCAGGATATGCTTGCCAAAACCGATAACAGTATAGAAGAGTATGCCGAGCGCTTAGCCTCACTTATTGACGCCTTTGTCAAGAGTGGTGAAGTAACAGTAGCCCCTGGTATCACTGTAAACACAACAGGAACGGCAGCCGCCCAAACGGGTGCTACTATAAGTGAAGGAAAAGGGAAAATAACTTAAAAAACACATATCACAATGGAATGGATAACAGAAGTACTTAAAGAGCATTTTGGTTCGTTTATCGGTATGGTATTATCGGGGTTAGCAGGTTGGTTTTTCGGAAGGCCTAAGCAACAAATGGAGCTCCAGACCTCCGAACTTGACAATGTAGACAAGGCTGTGAAGATATACCGAGAGATGATAGAAGACTTAGGCTCCAAGTACGCTAAGGCTATTGAGGAGCTCAAACACGCTAACCAGCGCATTAAAGACTTAGAAGCCTCTGTGGAGGAACTTCTTACCGAATTAAAGAAGTACAAGCAACTCAACGGAAAAGCAAAATGACAATAACAGCCCTACATAATCAAAGCCTATTAGACCTCGCCCTACAACACACGGGCACGATAGAAAGCGTCTTTGAGTTTGCTGAAGCGAACAGCCTCAACATCACCGATGATGTACAGGCAGGAACTCCCCTCTACTTGGGAGAGGGGTTGGGGGTGAGGAACGAAATACTCGGCTACTACACCGCTAAAAACCTACAACCTGCAACGGCTTTCACCAAAGAAGACGAACAAGTTGCTAAACGCCTTGAGGGTATTAGTATATGGGCAATAAACCTTGATTTTATAGTAAGTAAAGAATAAAAACCTTATGAATAACCTACAATTATACAACGCCGATAACTTAGAGGTAATGGCAACCCTTCCTGATGAGAGTATTGATGTGATTTGCATCGACCCTCCGTACTTGTACCTCAAAAATCAAAAGCTGGAACGCCCTTTTGACGAACCCAAATTCTTTGCCGAATGCAAACGCCTCCTTACAAAGAAAGGCTTTATCGTACTATTTGGGCGTGGTACTTCCTTTTACCGTTGGAATACTATATTAGACGGCTTAGGCCTTGTATTTAAGGAGGAAGTTATTTGGAATAAAAAAAGAAGTACTACACCAACGTTAGCTATTGGAAGAAGACACGAAACTATCTCTATTTACTCAGAAAAAGGTAATATTAACAGATGTAAGATACCTTACATTGAAAAGAAAAAGTATAATATAGATTCTTTGGTATCTGATATAAAGGTGATTAAAAGTGCAATAAAAAATAGTGATAAATTAGATGATATATTAAAGTTTTTAGAAGGAGACACCTCATTATTATATTTGAAAAGTTTTAAAAAACATAAATGGGGAACGGGAATAAAAAGGAATACATTGAGGGAAAATGATAATACGTTGGTTCTTATAAAGTCTATTGTGGAAGGAGCTAATGAAGAAAGTATTATGATAGAAGGTCTGGATGCATTTTATTCCTCAATTCACCCCACTCAAAAACCTGTCCGCCTCTTAGAACGCCTTTTAGCATTGGTTATCCCAAAAGACAAACCCCGCAATGAAATAGTAGTAGCCGACTTCTTTGCTGGCTCTATGAGCTGTATGGAAGCCGTTCACAATATGGGTATGTGTGGCATTGCTACCGAAATAGACGAAGAGTACTTCGAGAAAGGCAAACAGCGCATTGAGAGCTTACAACCCCTAATTATCAATCATTAACCTATGGCACGTACTATACAAGAAATACAAAACCTTATTCTCCAAGCCAAAGCACAAGAGCCTACACTGAGCGAGCTCAATAGTACCTCCAAAGTGGCTATATGGCGATTGTGGGTATATATCATAGCCGTAGCAATATGGAGCTTAGAGAAGCTGTTCGACCAGCATAGAGCGGATATAGACAAGCGTTTAGCAGAACTCAAACCCCACACAGCACGTTGGTACAGAAGCAAAGCCCTTGCCTTTCAATACGGCTTTGACCTATTGCCCGACAGTGATAAGTTTAATAACCAAGGGCACACGGAGGAAGCCATAGAAGCCAGTAAGATAGTGAAGTACTCGGCAGTAATAGAAAGCAAAAATGAGGGGCGTTTGATAGTGAAGATAGCAGGCGAACAAGGCGACACGCTCCAACCAATCACCGATGCCCAAAAGCAAGCCTTTGAAGCCTACTTGCAGGAAATAAAAGATGCGGGCGTACGCCTATCGGTAGTGAACTACCAACCCGATGTGCTGCACTTGCAAATGAAAATCGTTTATGACCCGCTTGTATTAGATAGCAACGGACAGAGTATCATCCACGCTACCAAGCCCGTAGAAACGGCAATTAAAGACTATTTAAAACGCCTGCCTTTTAATGGTGAGCTCGTATTAGCGCATCTTATTGACGCGCTCCAACAAGCCGAAGGTGTGAAGATACCGCACTTGGTATTGGCACAAAGTAAGAACATCACCAGTAGTGGCGAGTATGGGGCTTTTGAAACGATAGAGATAAACAAAATACCCACCGCAGGCTACTTTACGATAGACAACTTCAACGATATAACCTACGTTAGCAATGTATAACCTAAACATCGACAAACTGCTCGTACTGCTTACCCCTACCTTTTTGCGAAAGCCAAAGTTGGTGGCGTGGTTAAGAATGTTGGCAACACCCTTGCACAAAGTGCTATACGACTTTCAGCGAGCTCGCCAAGCCGACTTGTACAACTTGGCTCACAACAGCCAAGTATGCTACCTGCGCAAGGCTCTCAATGATGAGTTCGACGACGAACAACGGCGTATCCGTATTGAGGACGGCAGGCAGAAACAAAGGTTGTATATCTATCCCCGCAGTGCTAATAAGCCTTTGTACTTAGGCAAAGTATTCCTCTACGAACGAGGCGACTATATCGACGGCGGAGTAGATTTTATAGTAGTCCTCCCCAAGGACTTAACATACGACAAATATAAACTTGAAGCCCTCGTGAACTTCTACAAGCTCGCAGGCAAACGATGGGAGATTAATCATAACTAAAACCGTTACCCCGTACGGATTGTCCCTCCCTTTCGGGGAGGGGAACGGGGAGAGGA